TGGTTGAGAAATAATACTCCAGTTACAGTTGTTAGATTGCTTGGAGTACAACACAATGATGCTACTACAGCAGGTGAAGCAGGGTGGGATACAAAAGATTCTAGTGGTAATTTTAACGGTATTGGTACTACTGATTTGAAAGGTGGTGCTTATGGTTTGTTTTTAATTAATTCATCTTCTACAGGAGCAATACGGAAGTTGTCCCCTGATTGGACTCCTCAAACAGGTACGTTAGCTGCTGTTTGGTATATTAACGAAGGTAGCATCGTTCTTACTGGAAATTTACCAGTTATGGGTTCGTCAACGGATGGTACTGTCGATGCTAGTGGTTCTGCTGTACTTATCAGTTCTATGGGTGCAGATAATGAGTTTAAGTGCCATATTTATAATAAGACGGGTACTATGGTTAAAACAACTACATTTAATTTTAATAAGAATTCTTATAAATATATTCGTAAAGTTTTTAATACTAATCCGGCATATTGTAATCCAGATCTTGCTCAAAGTGCGAGTTTTCAAAATTATTGGTTAGGTCAAACATTTGAGAGAGACATAGATACATATATAACAACAAACACTAGCACTACTGGTTCTTCATTTGGTGTTATTGTAGCGTTGAAAGGAGCGCATTCTACCGATGAAGGTAGCGATTATCGTATGTCTTCAAAACCTTCCAAAACTGGTTGGTTTTTTAGTCAAGATTTGCAGTCTGTTACTGGTGCTTCTAACAGTTATCAGCCAGAGAATATGGCAAAGTTGTTTAGGTTTGTTTGTTTAGATACTGGTGAATGGTCTCAAAAAAATCTTAAAATTTCTATTCAAGATATCAAAGCATCAACCAATCCATTTGACACATACGGCGTGTTTTCCGTAGTGTTGAGAAAAGCAAACGATAGCGATAACGCGCCACAAGTTGTTGAAAGGTTTTCGTCTTGTAATCTTAATCCTTATTCTTCGAATTATATTGCTAAGAAAATTGGTGATATGTACACAATTTGGGACGATACAGAAAGAAGATATCGTGAATACGGGAATTATGCGAATCAATCAAAATTTATACGTGTAGAAATGAATTCAGATGTAGATGCTGGGGCTGTTAATTCGGAATATTTACCTTTTGGCGTATATGGACCACCTAGATTTATGGGTTGGTCTTTCGCTAGTGGTTCTACTGCTGCTCAAAACTTTGGAAAATCTCAACCAGCTGGTTCAACTTTTACGGATGTGTTCGTGGTAGCAGGACCGAATATTGTACGTAAATTTACTGAACGTGGAGCAGCTGCAACAGCCGTATTTATTAATGTTGGTCAATTAAGTTTTACTGGATCTTTTAGGTTTCCTACTCTTATGTTAAGATCTTCTAGTTTATTTGGAGACCTCTCTAATCCTAAAGACGCTTATTTCGGGTTGGATTCTAGCATTAATAATACCAGTATTCGTAGTGACCCAGGTTATTGCGATATGACATTTCCTTTGCCTGCTGGGTTTGATAGTTATGTTGCGTCAGCTGGAGAAACAGAATATTCATGGATTTTTACCCTTGATGATATAGTGTCTGTGAGCGCAATTCATGCGACATATGTATCTGGTTCTCGCGCTAATGGCAATTCTATTACTGGTATTAGCTCTGATAATTATAAGGGCATATTAACAAGAGGATTTAACAGATTTACTTCTCCTCTATTCGGTGGGTTTGATGGTTTGGATATACAAGAAAAAGAACCATTTAATAATACTGATTTGGAAGGCAAAAGTACAGTTTCTAATTATGCTTATAATTCAGTTAAAATGGCTTTTGATACTTGTGCAGATCCAGAGGTAGTGGAATATAATTTAATGGCTTGTCCTGGATTAACAAATGAAACTTTAACGTCTCAAATGCTTGCGGTGTGCGAATCTCGTGGCGATGCATTGGCAGTTATTGATTTGAAGGGCGGATTTATTCCAGGAACAGAAAATAATTTAGGTGATGCTTATGCCTCTAACAAAGGCGATGTGGATACTACAATTTCTAATCTGAGAGCAAGAGGATTAAATACTTCTTATGGATGCGCTTATTATCCTTGGGTTCAGGCAGTAGATTCTATTAATGGTGCGACTTTGTGGATGCCTCCTTCTATTGCTGCTTTAGGTGTTATGGCAAGTTCTGAAACAAAATCAGAATTGTGGTTTGCTCCTGCTGGATTTAATAGAGGTGGGTTAACTGAGGGTGCTGCTGGTATTCCAGTTGTTGGTGTGAGAGAAAAATTAACTTCGAAACAGAGAGATAAGTTGTATGAGGCCAATATCAATAGTATTGCTTCTTTCCCATCTGAGGGTATTGTGATTTTTGGACAGAAAACTTTGCAAGTTACTCCTTCAGCTCTTGATAGGGTGAATGTTAGAAGGTTGATGATTTATCTCAAGAAAGAAGTTTCTAGAATGGCTGCGACGATTTTATTTGATCAGAACGTAAAAGTCACATGGAATAGATTCTTGTCTAAGGTTAACCCGTTCTTAATGAGTGTTAAGACAAGATTGGGGTTGACGGATTATAAGGTGATTTTAGATGAAACTACAACTACGCCTGATCTTGTAGATCGGAACGTTATGTATGCTAAGATTCTATTGAAACCTGCCAGGGCAATAGAATATATAGCCATTGATTTTGTTATTAGTGCAACCGGAGCCAGTTTCGCAGAATAATCAATAACTTATAGAATAGTAAGGTGTCATTTTATATGGCACTTTACTATCATATTGACTATTTATAATATAAAGAGTATAATAAAATTATGAAAGTATCTGGAATATATCAAATTATCAATATTGTTACTTGCAAAAAATATATAGGTAGCGCTATAGATATTGATGTTCGATGGAAAAATCATAAAAAAAGTTGTCGTAGTAGAATACATGAAAATTCTTATTTTCAGAATGCTTGGAATAAATATGGGGAACAAAGTTTTCAATTTCAGGTATTAGAGAAGTGTGAAAAAGAAAAGCTTTTAGAAAGAGAACAATATTGGTTGGATTTTTATAAAAGTTATGAAAGGAACAATGGTTATAATATTTGTTGTGTTGCTGGTAGTAGTTTAGGAATTAAGCGTTCTGAAGAAACAAGAAAAAAGATAAGTGTAGCTAAAAAGGGTTGGGTTAGTCCTATGCGAGGGACAAAAATGACAAATGAAATGAAAAAAAAATTAAGTGAAGCGCATAAAGGGATACAAGCAGGAGAAAAACATCCAGCAGCAATATTAACTTGGGAAAAAGTAAGAGAAATAAGACAAAAATATTTAACTGGTAGTTATAGTTATAATACGTTAGCAAAAGAATATGATGTTGAAAAACATGTTGTTGGTTTTGTGGTTACAAATAAAACTTGGAAAGAAAAAGATCATATAGAAATAAAAAGAGAAAAAAGAGAAAAATTGAATTGGGACATAATTAGAGAAATAAGAAATAAATATGAAATTGGAAATTATTTTCAAAGAGAATTATCTAAAGAATATAATATTTCTTTATCAAATATTAGTCGTATTGTCAACAACATAACTTGGAAAGAAAATATTTAAAGGAATAAATCGGGCAATATTACTATTTAGTTTATAAGAAGGAGACTTTAAATAATGCCTACTGGATTCTGGACTGATGTAAATACTGAACCAAAAAGAAATTTTAGATTTTTGTTATTGATCGGAGGTATTCCGCAATGGATTGTGAAAAAGACAGGTAAGCCTAATTTCACAATTAAAGATACTGTTCATAAATATCTTAATCATAGTTTTCATTATCCAGGCGGGGTAGAGTGGGAAAAGATTACTGTTGAATTGGTAGATCCTGTTGCTCCTGATGCTTCTAGGACTATTCAGGACATTATTTCTGCTTCTGGATATCATTTTCCAGAAAATCCTGATGATATATCTACTATTTCTAAAAGAAGTGCTTGTTCAGCTCTTGGACAAGTAACAATACAACAGGTTGGAGCAGTAGAAGGCGAAATAGTAGAAGAATGGGTGCTCTGGAATGCTTGGATATCTAGTGTAAAATATGGTGAATTGGATTATAATTCGGAAGAGTTGACAACTTTGTCAATTGAACTTACATATGATTTTGCCGAGATGACTAAATCTGGACAAGGTGCTCGACCTGCTAATTCATAGTATTTTTTTTAAAAGAGGTGATTAATGAGAGATAATTTAGATCGTATTGGTGCTAAACCAGTAGACACCGTAGAACCCCCTATAACTTCCAACATAGA